AGAAAAACCAATATAGATTTTCAAAATGCAACATTTTTTATCCTTTATAGAATAAAATATAGCTTATTAAGATATTAAAGTCCAGCTAGAATTAGCTGTATCCCAGTAATAGTTTTTATTATCTTGTCGGTTATAACCTTCCCATCTTTGATCAGTTTCATTCCAAGTCATAAAATAAGTATCCACAGTTGTTTCGTATGACTCACCGTTTTCATCTGTATGTTGGACTGTAAAAGTAGGATTTGCAGGTTTAGCAACTGGCGCTTCCCATTGAGTTCCTTCTGAATTTAAAGACCATGAAGCATGAGGTTGAGGTGGTGTAAATTTTGAACCATCCCACCAAAAACCAAAACAAACATCGGTTGTTAATATTTTCCAATTTCCATCTGTTACAGATGCAACTTTTTCTTGAATGTTTTCGTTTGTAACATCATCACCCACAGCTATAATAACTTCTACTGATTGAACTTCTTGTCCTACTTCAAAAGGATGTTGTTTTGGCAATAATTTACCTGCACGTTGAGACATGTTAGAATACCACTGTTCCTGTTACATTAAATGTACAAATAGTCGAACCATCTGGTTGTGCTTGTGCTTGGTTTCCAGATCCATTAACATTAATTGTACCGCCTGAAGTAGGTGATTTTAAAATAACTACACCATTTCCTCCAACTGCACCATTTCTGTTAGATCCGCCGCCGGGGCCTCCTCCGCCTCCGCCGCCTCGTCCATTGGTTCCAGCATTAGGAGTGTTCGGTCCAAAACCGCCACTTCCGCCACCACCGTTTCCGCCAGAAACGTTTGGTCCACTGCTTGGATTGTTAGCTCCTCCGCCTGCGCCTCCAGCGTAGACTACAGAACTTCCACTAATATTGTTTGTTACTCCATTACCACCAGGGCCTCCAAATTGATCAGAAGGTCCATTAATTCCAGCTTGACCAGCTCCTCCGCCGCCACCGCCAGAATTATTTCCTCCGCCGTTACCGCCAGGATTTCCTTCAGATGGATTAAAAGAACCTTCGTTTCCAGATCCACCGTTTGCGTTTAGAGCACCTCCGCCACCAGATCCTCCGGCTGCTCCTTGTACGTTAGGGGGGCCTCCGCCTCCGCCACCAGTTGAATTAAAAGTTCCACCAATACTTGAACCACCACCTTTAGCTCCATCTCTTACTGGTGCTCCTGGTGAAGCGTTTACTTGAGGGCCACCGCCTCCGCCAATTGTAATTGTTGATCCTGCAGTTACTTCTATTTTAGTTCCTCCAGGAAAAGAATTTCTTAAACCGCCAGCTCCTCCGCCGCCTCCGTCGTCAAAACCGCCGCCGCCTCCGCCAGCAACAATTAAATAATCAAACTCTAATTTTTTTGCGACAGATCCGCCTCCGAAACCTAAGATTGTGTATCCGAATGAACTCATATATTCCTCCTATTATGCGTCGTTAGCAGCGTCAGTAGTGAAGAATAATTTAATTCCTAATAATTTTGCATCAGCTGTTAAAGAATCTGCTGATACATCTCTTGAGATTTGAAAGAACACTTGTTCGTCAGTGCTCGGTGAACCTGCAATTGTTACTGCTCCACTTTCATTTGCTACTGCTAAATCGTTTGCTGTACCACTCATGGCTTTTGCTGTTGCAACAACTTGTGTTCCAAAAGCTGTGTTTATTGAATCGTCATCTGCAATTGCTACACCTGATAACCCCCAGGCTGTTGTTCCTGTGTTTGTTGAATCAGCTGTAAAAAATGCTTGAAAAGTTACTGTGCCTTCATTCCATGATTTAGGAAATGCAACAGCGAATTGTGCAAACTCATCTGAGTCTTTGTCAAAGTCTAATGTTTTAATTTCAGGTCCATTTGATAATTCTGTTTGTGCTAAATCTGCACAACCATTTGTTGAATTAGGGTACATAGCAAGTGCAGGAACCCATATAGATTCTTTACCTGCAATTTTAACAGCAGCTGATCCTGATTTTAAAACACCAGAACCTTTTGGATTAATATTTATATCAACATTTGTTTCACCTGTTGATGATAAAATTGGACCATCTCCAGTTGCTGCATTAGCTATAGTAAATTCATTAACTGCTGAACTTGTTGCAGTAAGATTAATTAATTCATTTCCATTTGTGTCATCAATTTTTGTCCCAATTTTAGGTGAAGTTAAAGTTTTGTTTGTTAAAGTTTGTGTTCCTGTAAGAGTTACATCTCCTTCTCCTAAGCCTGTATCAAAAACTCCAGTGTTTGTTGCAACACCATCTAAATAAATTATATGAGTATTTTTATCGTCAGTTGCAAGAGTAACAGTTGCTCCAGAACCTGAAGCTGCTTTTAATTGTACTGTATGAGAACCAGTCGTAGAGTTATCTATAAAATAAAAGTTTTCCGTATTTACTGGAAAAGTTACGATTTGGTTTCCAGATATACTACCTGTTAATTTTATTACTCTGTTTTGAGCTTTACCTGTAAGAGCTCCATTATCGATATCTAATGCTGTAGTTTGAGCACCACCTGCGATAGATACTTCTAAATATCCACCAGTTAATTGTTCAATAAGATTTAAGTTTGCGTTTGTTTTATCACCCCAAGTACCGGCGTTTTCACCAGTTGCCATTAGTTCTAGGCCAAGATCTGAATATGATGATGCCATAATTTTTTTTTCTCCTATGCTGCTTTAAGCTACATCTGTATAAGATGTATTACCTGTTATGTCAATATCATTATAACTTGTATTTCCAGTGATATCAATGTCAAAATAACCTAATGGAGATACACTTCCTACTGCTGTTGTAGCTTCTACACCAGTTAATCCCACAGTCATTTCTGTAGGAGATATTGACCCTACAGCAGACGTTGCAATTTGACCAGATATTAAATAAGCTGTTTCAATAATAACTGAACCAACACTAGTTGTAGCTCCAACACCATCAACGTCAACTAATTCTACAGATGCAACAGTTATTTCTCCAACATCTGTTGATGAAGAAAGACCTGTTAACCCGACTACATCCGCTGGATCTAACGCTCCTACTGAAGTTGTTGCAACTCCTGCACTGCTTAATCCAATAGTCATTTCTGTAGGGGATATTGAACCCACAGAAGAAGTTAAAGCACTAGGTGCTGTTAATGTTCCAGCAAAATCAACAATGATATCAGGTGATCCAACAGAACTTGTTGAAGCTTGTCCGGATAGTCCTTGTACGTCTGCAGGGTTGAGCGTAAACGTACCCCAACCATTATTGCCCCAACTTACTTCTCCCCAACCAGAAGCACCAACGTTGGTAGTTAATTCTCCACTTGACTCTACGTCTACAACAACTCTTAAACCAGATTGTCCCCAGTTTTCAACACCCCAACCATCTTGTCCCCAACCAACATTAACTTCGGCTGTAATTGTAGGTGTGCCTAGTGATGCGGTTAAAGCACTAGGTGCTGTTATGATTAGATCAAGACCAGATTGTCCCCAGTTTTCTGTTCCCCAAGTATCAGATCCCCATCCCTGTTCATTAAATGCAGATGTACCTACGACATCTCCACCTGTGTTCCAAGATCCTAAACCCCAATTGGTTTGAGACCCCCATGTTGATTGATTGAGAGTGGCCTGTTGACCTGTTAGTACGACTGTTTGGTCGGCCATAAGGACTTACTCCTTATGCTATTCGAACTATAGCTGTTGTTGCTGCCGCTGCTGGAAATTGAACCGTGAATGTTCCAGAAGAAACTGTTTTGTCTCCTCCGAAAGCTACTGCACAAACTGCAGGATCACCAGTTGCATCTTCATTAAAAATTAAACAACCATTAGCTGTAAAAGATGCAGACGTCCATGAGATGTCGGCAAAATCACAAACCGCAGTTGTTGAATCTAAAACAGGTGTGACGCTTGTTAATGCTTTTCCTTTTGCAGAATAAGCTGATCCAGATGTGTTTGTAATTTCGTTTGATGAACTATAAGCTGTAGTCCCTGCACCTAAAGTTGCAGAGCTTGTGTATAATGCGATGTTAAAAGTGTCCCCAGTCGAAGCTGTAAAATTGTGTACAGCTTTTAAAATTTCTGTTTTAAAACTGTTACATATTGCCGATGTTATTGCCATAATTTTTTCTCCTCAATTTACGGAGACGGTGATCTGACTTGTATTCTAACTGTTCCATCAGTATAATCATCTCGTCTTCGTCTTCCTAGCTGCATACCTGCAAACTGTTGTATAGCATTTTTATATCTATTTTCGTAGTATGTCAACATATCCGTTGGACCTTTTAAAAACGCATATGCTTCTACTAAACATGCATATAATAGGCCCTGTGGAAAATATGTACTTAGATAAGTATTGTTATTAAAACCAGTCCCAGACCCAAGGCCATTAGGCATTTTATTATAATAAACTCTAAATTTGTAGTTGGCGTCAGGCGTAGGAGCAAAATACATACCTCCAGATGAAGTATCGGTAGTATTGTCAGCACCTCCAAACATTGCATAATATTTTGGAAAACCTGTTACTGAATTAGTAGTATCTGTAGGAGATTGTATTTCTCCAGATGGTCCAAATTTTCTATCTACAAATTCTGATAAATAAGTTTGGTCTTTTTTCTCTAACCATTTTCCATTACCTTCAGTATTAACTGTAGACTCAAAAACTTCAATTCCTCTTATAAAGAGACATCCTGCTGGTGCATTAAGAGTATTGTCGTTTGCAGCTAAAGCACCTTCTTGTACATGTCTTTGAGCATCCATAGGAAGCTCTTGATAAATTCTAAATTCAGCAGCCATTATAAATTCATCAATGATTGCTTGTGTAAAAACATCAGAGCTAACTTCAGTATAATTTCTTATCGCTGCAGTTAGTGTGCTGTAATCGTATTTTTTAACTCCTGACATAATTAAGCCCTATCATTTATCGGTCCAATTGTACATTGAAAACCGCCTCCTGTTTCTGTGCTACTAGCATTACTAACTAGCTCAAATGTAAAACCTGTTTGTGTAGTTGTAGTTGCTGGATTACCTGTGCTATCATTATATCCTGCTGGTGAAGATGTTTCATTAAGAGTCGCTATTTTGTATGCACCAAATACTTTTGCTCCTGTCGCATGACTGCCTGCCGTTGTATTAACAGGACTAACTCCTCTGTAGGGAGCGCTTGTTCCTCTAGTGCACCCTGTTAAATCATTTGAAGATCTTCCAGTATATTCAATAACTTCATTTTCAAATAAACCTGAAACTGCATTTACTTTTTCAATAACTATAAAACCTGATGTTGGAAACGCTGACCCATCAGCTAAAGTAATTGTGGTAGCTGAATCTGTAATTGCACCATTTAAAGTTGTAGATAATTGTAAAGTAGTTATTGCAACACCACCCACTGGAGATTTAACATCTCTTAATCTAACAAAATCATTTACCTGCATAGCACCATTCTCAAAAGCTATAGAAACAGTTGCATCAGCAGCTGCAGTTGTGATTGGATTATTTATTAAAAAATCTTCTGTTGGAAATTCTGTTCTTGCAGTTCTTGCTCTTTGCAAAGCTTGTGGGTCTGCACTTGTAGGTTTTGGATCTAATTGTGGTTGTTTAGGCTCGTACTCTGAAACATGGACCAGGGCACCATTCCATTCTCTAACCATTTCATTATATGGAAAGGCCATACCTGATCTATCAGATATTGCTAAAGCATATTTACCTTGAGAAAAAGTTGTCATTAACCAATACCTGGGTAATAAATTTTAGGAGATATGTATGTAGAGTTAGAAGAACCATCTTCATCTTCAGCTCTTAACAATTCATCTTCGTATAATAATTTTAATTCTTGAACTCTTTGTGGTGCATATTTAATAGCTAAATAATATGCTAACCCTGAAATCATACACGGAACAAATCTGTATGGTACATCAGTTGCATTTGTATAAGCTCCTACATCATCTATTCTTTTTGTATAATAGAAATTAATATAGTTACCATCTTGAGCTGCACCTGGGGTTAAATATAAAGTCATTGTAACTTTATCTATAAATCTTTGAACCCAATATTGAGTAGGAAGACCTGTTGAAGTTTTATTAGAAAAACCTTGATATTGTGATCTACTAATTTTTGTCATTGGTGTATCAACAGAAGTTGATTTAACTCTGTAATCTGCTTCTTGAATATCTGTCATACCTATTGGAAATTGCAATACTGCATCAGATGTACTGTGCGTAGCTGCTGTGCTACCATTAATTCCTCTAGTACATCCTGTTAAATTTAAACTAGATATACCTGTGTAAGAAATCTGTTCAGTTCCAATAGTAATTACTCCATTAGTTGCAAATCCTGTAACTGAAGCTACTCCAATTGTAGTAACACTTGTATTTATTCCTGCAGAAAGCGTTGTGTTAATTCCATCTGATGTGCCATCAGAAGGTGATCTAAAAAAAGTATATACTGATTGTCCGTCTACTAATGTAACGTTTTGATTTTTTACTTCCCAAAATTGAAGTCCTCTATTACCCCATTCAGAAAATAAAATATTTAAAGATCTTTTTGCAGTTTTTAATTGATAACCAGAAGTCCCTTGAATACCAATACGTTCGTACGCATCTTCAATAATTTCATCAATGCTTAGGTTCTTATCAAAAACATAAGAGCCTGAAGTAGTGTTGGCCATTTAAGCTCCTTACCCGTCGTAGAATACTGTTAAACCTGTAATGTCGCCTTGGTCAGCAGTTAAAAACGCTCCATTAGGGAATAATACTCCATCATCTGGAATATATGGATCTAGATCTCCTGCACTTGCAGATAAAGTTAATAATGCTGTTCCAGTTGCAGAACCATCTCTAAAAGTTAAATTTCCTGCACCAGCTAAAACACCGTGCATTCCTCTTATTCTAGTTCTTCCACCAAAAATAATTGATACTAAGTCACCAGCACCACCCAGAACACCTGCAGAAGTATTAGTTCCAACAGCTCCGCTAGCAGCAATTTGTGTAACAGTATTATAAAATTTTGTACTAAACACTGTGTTTGCATTTGGACCAGCTAGTTCTTCGCTTTGTGCAGCTCCTTTAGAATCAGTTCCAGTAATTGTAAAAGTAACTGCGCTGATGTTTCCACCAGAAGTTAGACTTACTTTTTGAGAAGATCCTGTTCCGCCAAAAGTTGCGGCAGCACCAGTAAGAGTCATATTACCTGCTCCACCTAAAGTCTGAAGAGCAGCGATTGTTGCTGTAGCTGTAGCTGTTATATCAGTCGCAAATTGCGCTTTAACTTGTGATACGTTTGCCATAATTTTTTTCTCCTATTAATTTACACTAAGGCCCCGAAGGGCCCTAGTTAAATTTATTATCTTTGTTGGATCGTTTGAACCCAATCTGTTGCTAGTTGATTAGCAGTAGTACCTTTATTTTCTATGAAAATCTTTAGTTCTAAAGC